AATAATTTCTATTACATCACCTGCGAAAATATTACTATCTCCTGGAACATCAAATTTAACATTGTTAGTTCGTATCTCCATCATCTTTTGGTCATAACGAGGATAATGTGGTATCTCTGATTTATCATGGTATCCATATAAGTAATTAGCACTCATATAACCAAGGTTGGAATCTGATACAAAGTCTGCATCAAATACTTCTCCAAAATTAACAGTACCTAAATCAGAACCTGTTTCTGTAGTATCAATCTCGTATGTTTCAATCTCCTTTGTCAAAATATTATGCGTGATAACCTTTCCACCATACATACCACCACAAACTGCTTTAGAGGTATTAAACCTTTCTATTTCTGTGAAATCTTCCGTTTTATTAGCAACAATAACACCCTGTCCAGGAGGTGCCTCAACCATATTAAGGGGAATTTCAGTCGCATGCATCATTCTTATTGCTGGTGCCTTCTTCAACTCATCAATAGTAGTAAAGTGAAATCCTGCGCTATTTTCAAAGAAAATATAATTGCATTGTCCACTCGCCGATACTGAATTCCTAGCAAGAAAGTTAAATAATTCAAACGGTTTCCAATTAGGAACAACTATATGCTTGGGATTTTTCGATGGTGTATTCGTAACCAAAGAAGAAAATCCAGTACCTGTTTCAGTTCCAAATTTCATAATATCTCTAGAAACATAATCTACAATATCTGTTGTTGTCATTGCATCAAAAGACCTGCTTATCCTAGAAACATTATTCGTGACGAGATATGGCGAAACAAATCCTAATGTATATACCGTCTGTCCCGTACCATCACCAAGTCTTGTAACATCTCGTACTGAATTTATAATTAATTTTTTATTAAAAACTGATTCATCTTTTCCTTCGTTTGGAGTTTCAATCGTGATAGTGACCTCTTCTTTCCCAGATCCCAATAGGGCAAATTTCTCTAAAAAACCCATGTTGTCCTTCATAATAATATGTCCAAAAATAGAATTATTATAAATGGATTCAAAAATTGACAACTGCATAATAGAAGGAATTAGGTCGACTTCTCCACCTTCCTGATTGGTAAGAGTACATCCCCAAGCAGAATTAAGTTTCGGGTCTAGACTTTGCTCTTGTGCCATGATTTACTCTTGCTTTTGAATCGGAGTTATTTTTAAAATATCACTAAATTCTTTTGTTATTCTTCTAATATGTTCTGGTCGAATCGTATTTATTCTTAGTTTCTCGTCATTCAAGTTAATTAAATTCTCAAGTTCTGTTACTGGTTCGTAGGTTTGCTCCAGATTATTCTCTGGATATTGAACACCTTCAGTGTCAACATAATGCCTTATTGCATTAACATCATCAAACAACTTTTCGGCATAGGCAAAGACTTCCTCTTCCCGCATAACCCAGTCATAAAATGGATCTACAACATCATTGATAGCGCATATAACCCACCAATAATCAGTGGTTCCATATAATGAATCCGAAACTTGCTCTGGTGTCTGAAATAACTCTATCCTTTGTTTAAAATAGAAATCACCATACTCTTTTAATTTATCGTTTAATTGAAAACGGTGTGTAATGTCTGATATTAATACACCATTATATTCCACCTTTGGCATAAAATCGCTATAAGTTTTCATTAATAACCTGCCTCAACATCTCTACGAGTAATTGTCCTGATTTCTTTCATTGTTAATCCTATTTGTACTTCCATGGGGGCACCATCTTCATGAGCACCCCAACCACTTGATGCAGTGTAATTTGTTGTTAAATTGGTAATGAATGAATCCTTTACTTTAAATAAGTGAGGATTTGTTTCGTCATCTACCAAAAATCTAACAGTACATGTTGGTGGTATTGCAAGTCTTCCTCCAAGAAACCTAACTTCATCTGCAACAGCTTGTAATTCATTATCCTCCATATCCTTCAATTTTTCTACCAATGATGCTACTTCAGTATCACTAGCTCCACCCAAGTGTCCTGGGTTAGCAGGGGAGCTAAACCATTTCAATGTGCGCACTATCTGTTGGATTGCTATTTGTTCTTCTGGATTTTTTGCCGATAATCTCCAACTAAAATCGTGACCTCGTAATCCACCACCTTTATAGAGCATACCCATGTTGTTATTATCTATTGTCGCATTTCCCATCTCAGCAGTGGAAGAAAGATTTGCCGTAGCATTGGCCAAGTTTTTGACTTCCAGACCTATTCCTCTGGTAATGGAGACCGCTTTATCTATTGCACCCAGACCTGTAGATCTTCTATCAAGAGATAGACTATCACCTTCAGTATAATTTCCCTGATATCCTGTAGCCAGTTGCAAAGGCATTGGTAGTCTAACCATCCCAAGAAAGTCTGTTTTATGTGTGCTTGTTTGTTGATTTCCACCATCAAAACCCATTGATGTGGCACTAACTCCGTCACCCTTTTTCCATGAATGAAATCTTATCTCAGTGAACATTCCACCAGAAGACACACCATCAAGAGGAAATTGGAGCTCGATAACTTCGCTCCTGTTTTTCGGGTGAATAGTTGGTTCACCAAATATCGCTTCCAGAGCAGTGTGACCTGCTACGGTGGCACCAGTGAGTATGCTGGTTCTTGTTAAACCTTTTTTGACAGCATTTTTATTGAGAAACTTTGTGCCTATCTCTAGGATTGACTTTTTAATACTCATATAATTCTTCCGACTTTGTTATATAAACTTATATCAACTATTTATATAAATATATGTGATGATAAGTAAAGGTAAATATAAAGTTACTAACCGTGAGAAGTATGTAGGCAATATAAATTCTGTCATATACAGGAGTTCTTGGGAAAGACGTTTTATGACTTGGTGTGATACTAACGATTCAGTGTTAGCATGGAATAGTGAAGAGGTTGTTATACCATACTTCAGTCCAGTAGATAAGAAAGTACATAAATATTATGTAGACTTTCTTATCAAAACTCGTAATGCTGACGGAAATATTAAACATACTTTAATTGAAGTCAAACCTGATAAACAGACTAGACCACCAGTAATGGGAAAAACAAAGAAGAGTCGCAATAGATATTTACGAGAATTGAGAACTTGGAAAGTAAACGAAGCAAAATGGAAAGAAGCAAATGAGTTTTGTTTAGACCGTAAATGGGATTTTAAAATTTTAACCGAAAAGCATTTGAAACCGTAATATGGCCAAAGATAAAACAATACCTCTGGGCACAGAGATGAAAGGAAAGGATAGAAAAGTCTATCGTTGGTTGGGTGCTCAATGGGCATATGTTACCAAGAATGGAAACACTGGTCGTATGGCCAGGAAGATAATCTCTGACGATCTCACTGCACGTGCTGGAGCACCAAAAAAGAAATTATCTAAAGCTGTCAAGACTAAAAAAGCAGGCAATTGGTTTGCAGATAAGGTTGGAGAGTCTGCTAAAGGTTTCTCATCCAGAAGTAAGTTACAGCCTGGAAAGATATTCACATTTGGATATGATGCTAAAATGAAGAAGACCCTTCCATATTGGGATAGGTTTCCACTGATTGTTGTTCTTGATGTATATTCTGGAGGATTTATGGGATTGAACTTTCATTACATCAAACCTACAGATAGAGAAAGGTTTTTACATAAATTATTAAAGTTTTCAAGTCAAAAGGGAGATCCAGAAACTTTTAGTAGCAAAGCAATCTTTAATATAACTTGGGATGCTGTTAAAACAATACCTGGAGCAGACAAGATGATACATAAATATCTATACAGTCATGTCAAAACAAGTTTAATGGAATCACACCCATCAGAATGGGAAAATGTTATATACTTACCGTATCAACGATTCGTTGGTGCGAGTGCTAAAACAGTTTGGGGTAAATAAAAATGAATGTTGATCAATTTTCAAATCAAGTATCAAACGGAATGGACTATGGAAGAACGAATTTATTTCAAGTGACTATTCCTGCACAAATTGATAATCCATATAACAATTCCGCTTATGATGCTCAACAAGAATTAAGATTCATGGCAAAAGCTGCATCGTTGCCAGGAAAGAGTCTAGGAACAATAGACGTCAAACGGTTTGGTGCGATATATAAAATTGCCAATGATGCAATTGTTGACACTTTCCCGATGACTGTTATGTGTAGCGGTGATATGAGAGAAAGAAAGTTCTTTGACGCATGGATTTCGGGGATACATGGACAAGACACCACAATGACCTCTAATGCAGATAATTTTAGAATGAAATATTATGACGACTATACCTCTGTCGTTATAATAGAATCTTTTGGAAGAGATGGTTCGACTGAGTACAGTGCAGTATTACAAGAGGCATATCCAACCAGTTTAGGTGCTGTGGATTTGTCTTGGGATACTGGAGATATTGCAACCTTCACTGTTAATTTTACATATAGGAATTGGATAGAGGTGCCTGCAGGAGATGCATTATCTTGGAAATTCGGAAGTGACCCTGCCACAATAGCGACTTAAATAATTTAAAATAATGATGAGGAAGATAATATTATGTTACCAATAATTGAAACACCAAGTTATAAACTTGAAGTTCCGAGCACTAAAGAGATAGTCGTATATCGACCATATTTAGTCAAGGAAGAAAAGATACTTCTAATGGCATTAGAAGAAGCAGGAGATGCAAAGGATAATGCTGAATTTATCCAAAGAGCAACTTTCGATATTATTAGGAATTGTACATTCGGAAAGATTGACCCAGAGAAACTTGCCAAGTTTGACATTGAGTATTTGTTTTTGAATATAAGGGCAAGAAGCAGGGGTGAAGAAATATCAAGTGCATTCATATGTCAAAATGAAGTGGATGAAAAAGTTTGTGGTACATCAAATACGGTTTCTGTTAATATTGATGATATCAAACTTAAATACCCCGAAGAAGATCTATCGAAGGTAATGATAAATGATGAAATTGGTATACAGTTTAAATATTTAACAGCTAAAGAAGATTCCTCTTATGACAAGGATAGTACAAGGACTGACAAAGTATTTAAATCTATTGTTGATTCAATTGATTATATTTTTGATGCAGAGAAGATTTATAAGGGAAGTGATACACCAAAGAAAGACCTTTTGACGTTTATTGAGGGAACGTCTGAGGCTGTGTTTACAAAAATTAAACGATTCTTTGATGAACAACCATCACTTGAACACACCTTTAAATATAAGTGTTCTAAATGTGGATATAAAGAAGATATTGAGATTAAGGGGATAGAGGGTTTTTTCGGTTTAGCATAAGTTACGATTCGTTGGCGAATCATTACATTACCAACTTCCAACTTATGCAACACCACAATTACTCGCTTTCTGACTTAAATGATATGATTCCATTTGAGCGGCAGATCTATGTAGATCTGCTAAAGGGTTTCATCAAGGACGAGAATGAAAGAATTGAAGCTGAGAACTTAAAAAGAAAAGGATAATAAAAATGATTGAAAGTTTCGTAAAAATTATCGCACTACAAACTGCCATGACTGCTGGTCTTGACAAGGCGGATAAATGGTTTGAAAAGAGAGAAGCAGAGAAAATAGCAAAAGACCAAGAAGA